TCTCGAAGAACAATTTTACCTTATCCATCGCAGTCGGATCGTCCGATACCACTGCCCAGGCCAAAATCATGACGGGCGTTGAAAGAATTATCAAAACTGCTTCGTCTTTCCAATCCGATTGTCGGGCTTCTAACAATTTTCCCTGGTAAGCTTCGTCACCTCGGGCCATCTTTTCTGCATGCATTAATTGTGCATCAGACATAGCCATTTTAGTTCTCTGCTTATTAGCGTAAATTTTACTTCCAGCAGAAACGGCTAATTTAATTGCCGATAACCACATACTAATACCAAGTTACGTCTTTTTGTTTTCTTGCAGCACCAGTTCCTTTAACTGGATTGCTATCACCTTTAGCAATATAGCTTTTTCCTCTAAAACTTTTTTCAGATCTAGGGTCAACAACTTTTGCTTGTTCTGGCATAGCAACTTTTTTGCCACCTGTTTTATAGTTCATCATAATGGTTCCTTTTTATCTCTTTGGTTTCATATTGGCAAGTATTAATCTATTCTCATTTGCCATTTCTTGTTTTTCAATAGAAGTGTCGGCTCTAAGGTCTGCTAACTCTTCATTTTGTGCAAGTTTTTTATCAGTGCTAACTTGATCTTGTACAAGTTTAGCTCTTTCAAGTTCTTCTCGCATCTTCATTTCTTGTTGTTTACGATCATTTTCCATTGCACGTAAATCTACTTCACGTGATTTTAGTTTTAATAAAGGATCAGAATCAAATTGTGATGTAATTCTTTTTTCTTCCTTCATAAACTCTTCAGTCATTTCAGCAATTAACACAGCTTTTCTAGCTTCTATTTTCATAGATAATTGTTGTGCTTCCATTTGTGCTTGTTGCTGCAGTTGTGGATTTATCTGTGCTTGTTGTTGCATTACTTGCATTTGTTGGACTTGTTCAGCAAACTCCATTTCAACTTGTTCTTGTCCCATTAAGGAAATATGCTCTAAACAATTTTTTTGAATAGCAATCATGACTGGTGGATTATTTCTAACTAAATTAGTTTCCATAAAGTTTAAGTGAGCTGTCATGTGTGCTTGGTGATCTTGTCCTCTAAACGCTTTAAAAGGTTTCATACTTATTGCATCAATGTGTTCTAACGCTGGATCTTTTGGTTCGCTTGGTGCAGGTGGTGGTAAAATTTTATCTATGTCTTTTACACCTAATGCTTCATACATCTTTCTATAAATTACATACATGTTATGTAATTGTGGATTAGAAGTTGCTAGTTGCAATTCTGTTTGTGCTATTGTTATTCTTTGTGACATTGAAAATATATTAGGGTCAGCTACAGGAATAATATCTATTCTGTCATCAAAATCTGTTAACTTAACATTTCTTTCACCACCAACAACATCGTAAGGATATTCAGGTGGTAAATATGTTTTAAATACTTTTGCTAATGTTTTAAATTCTTGCCTCAATGAAGAGTATAATCTTTTGTGAATTGCAGACATGACACGTGATCCACGTTCTAATAATGCAACTGTAGTTCCAACTGCAGCACCTTGATTACCATCTCCAACTTGCATATCAGCGATTGCTGCAAATCTTTGACCTGCTTGTACAACAATACCCATTAATTGTAATAATGTTGGACTTGGTTCTTTGTATGGCAAAGGAAAAAAAGCATCTCTTAGATTACCACCTGGTGCGTCTACATCTTTAAACTCTCCAGGTTGAATTGGCTGTGCTTCATCTTTTATTCTTATTCCTCTTTGTTTAAAACCTGCTGGCAGATTAGATAACGTTCCCGCATCCAAGAGCTGTCTTAAAGCAGAGGTCGCCGTACGCGATAATCCACCAATCATGTGAATCAGACCGAAACCGTAGAACCCCAAACCCGGTAAAAATTTAAAATGAACAAAGTATTCAATCTTTTGTTTTTTTGGATCGTTTTGTTCAAAATTTCTTTTGATTGATAAAACTTCTCTTGATCCTTCATCGATCGTTACAATGTATGGAAGTTTAATTCCTGTTGGTTGTGCGTCTGGTCCAATATCTTCAAAACCTTCAATGTCAAGATTAACATGACACTCTAACAAGGTAAACATTTCTTCTGCCTTACCTGTTTTTTTAGTTCCGTCTAATTCTCTTTCTTTTTTTGTAACTTTATCTTCTGTGTCGGCAGGTTTTGTTAATTCTACATCTTTATAAAAACCATTTACTTGTTGTTTACGTAAAGCGTTTTCTGATATTTTAATTACATGAATAATCGCTTCCGCATCCTCTAATGAGGTAGCAGAATACGGAACGACTAAATCATCTGCCGGAACAAACTTTGATACAGCTCGTCCTAGTAAATCGTCATAATAAACTTTTTTAAATGTTGAACCTGCAAGAGGTAAATGAAATAACATTTGATCAAACTCTGGTTCGTATTCTTTCATAACATCCATAATTTGATAATTCATAAAATCTTTTACTCTTTGTGACTGTTGTTCTTTTGGTTGATCAGTTACACCTAAAATTTGTGTTCTAACTGGTCCCTCAGCCGGTAATAATTCTTTGTATGCTCCTGCTTGAAACTGTGTAACTGCTTCTGCAAGAACAGGGTGTGTTGCACCACTTGCTCCTTGAAAAGGTTCTGCTCTGTTTTGATATTTAAATCCTAAAAGATCTAATCCTTTTATATAACTATCTTCCCATTCTTTTCTTGATGATTTGTAATCTTGATAGTTAGAATGCATGTCAGAACCAATAGGTTGTAAAATGTCATCAGGTAATAGTTCTGCAAGATTGTCAAAATGGTTTTCTGTTCCAGGAATTTTTTTCATACCTGGTGCAAAGTCTAACTCAACGCCACCATCATCTAGTGGTGTTACATCAAAAGGCATATCAGAATCAGTGCCTTGATCTATAAGATCAATTTCCTGTTCTGGTCTTTCAACTTCAACTTTGTTATTTACGTTTGGTAGGGCTTTTTCTATATCGGCCATTTATTTTTCCTTTTGTAATTGTTTTAACCTGTTTTAAGGGAACATTCAACCCTTGTGGATTAGGACCTCTTAAAGGAGGTATTGTTCTAGTCAACTTTTTCATTTTTAATAAAATCTAATATTTCTTCTATATTAACGCCGTCTTCATAATCAGGATCATTAAACTCATCTTTGTAAATTCTTGAATTAGTCTCAGTCACTTCTTCGTATGAATCTGCTGGTTTACCTTGTGTGGTTTCATCACCTCTACCTGGTTTAAATTCTAATATTTGTCTTTCAGTAACCATATCTACTTCTTTACCAAATTTTTCAATTCTAATTTCTCCTGTTGCAAGATCTTCATAAACTTCATAACCTTTGTATTCGTATACATTTTCTAAATTTTTAGTAGCATTTCTTTTTGTAGTGTCTAAACCTTTCTTTTTAATTATATCTACCAAATCAAAAAAGTATGGTGGCACTCCTTTTGCAACTTCCGCCGTAGCTTTTTCTGTAACTTTAGTTGCTGTTGCCATCTCATCACCAAATCCTAACATTTTAGCAAGTATAATAGTACCGCCTGCACCTGTCATTTGTAAAAACTGTCTTCTGTCCATACCATTAGCAGTTAATACTGTATCAATTTCTTGGTTTAGTAATTCTTTAGTATCATCATTTACTGGTAATTTTTTTGCTTTAGCGTAAGCTTGTATTAATTTTAAACCAGGAAATATAGGTGCAATTACTTCTGCTCCAAGTGCAGCGGTTTCTGCAACTTTAACAGGTAATGATGAACTACCTCGTGCTACCATTTTCTTTTTTTCTTCATTAATTAATGTGTCAAGGCCTACTAATTTTTCTGTTGATGTTGGAGTTATGTTTTGTAAAAAGTTTTTGAATATTGGACCACCGACAAATCTAACATTGCTATCTGTCGGTGCTTGACCATAATCAAGTATGTCTCCTTCTTTTTCATAAGATGATTTAATTTTAAATAATGGTTTTCTAAGTATATCAGATAATAATTTACCTGTTGCAGGAATGGCTCTTGCACCAAACTCGCCAACTCTTAACCCAGCTCTAACTGCCACGTCTGCGTAATATGGAATGTTTTTTGGATTTGCTAAATCTGCAACTTGTTCAATTTTAGGTTTACTATCGTCAAACGTAATTGGTGTATCGTCAATTTCTACATTTTCAATGTTATTAAATTTAAATTCTAGTTCGTTTAAAAAATTGTCACCTTCAAGTTGCGGGTTTGGTGTACCATTGGCAAAATTAATCCTGCCACCATTTGCATAGTTCATAATTTCTTGATCAGGGATCACGCCTCCTGCTGTTTTTTTAACTTTTTTAAGTGGAACACCATTTTCCATTTTAGGAAGACCATAATATTCTAACTGTCTGTTAAACCCTAAAAACTCACCTGTCTCACTATCAATCATGGCTGCGTCTAAACCAAAAAATTTTCCATCTATTTTAACTCTTTGACTAATTTCTTTTAAATAATTATCAAGTTCTTCTAATCTTAAATCGTATTCTGGATCATCTTTTTCATTTTTAACATAAGCCTCTGCAGATTTAAAAAAACCTTGATTAGTTTTATAATCTGCAAAATTTCTATTTCTTAAAAATTCTATGTTTTTTGCTCCCTTTTCAACCTCTGCTCTTTCAATAGTATGAGATACATCAAATAAACCAGAATTATGTTTTGATCTCTCTATCATTTCTTTATCAGTTTTTTTAATAGTACGATCTATTTTTCCTGTTTTTTTATCCATTGTAGTATTTAATCTTTCAACTAAATTAGGAAAATCTGTTACAACTAAAGTTTCATTTTTAAATAAATCGTTTACAGATTTAAGATGTTCTTCTTGTAATTTAATATTTGCCAATTCATTTGGTTTTAAAAATTTTCTAGCCTCTTTTATTCTTTCCAAAGCTATTTTTTGACCATAATTAACAGGTCTTGGTTCTGGATAGTCAGCTGTAAAATCTGCACTCTTTCTTATATTTTTAATTACCTCTTCTATTTTTCTAATATTTGTATTAAATAGCTCTGCTAATTCTTTGTTCTTTAATACAGTATCATATGTTCCTACTCTAGATGGACCTAGTTCAGTTCTTCTTACTAAATTATCTACAAAAAATTTTTCTCCATTTATGGTTGAACCATCTTTTAGTTTTATGGTATCTGGAAAAAAATTTTCATTTCCAAAATTTGTAATTGTATTATTTTCATTTGCTTTTAATTGTTTATTTTTTCTTTGATTTTCTATGTATAAAGGATCATCTCTGTCAAAATCAGCTTTTCTTTTACTTAAATTGATTTTATTTTTTTTAGCGATAGAACTAGCACTTGGTGAAAGCTGAAATAAAAATGAATCTAATTCTGTTGAAGAAGGCAATTTATTTTCTTTTTCTTTAAATTTATCAATAACTAAATTAACTAATTGTAATTTATCATCTTCCGTAAAACTAGGTTGTGTACTAGCAGGTCTAAATCTTTCTCTTTTACGACCTCCCTCTATAGTGGTAACAATACCTGCAGGTCTAGTTTTTGACTTTCTATAGTCTTTAACTATTTCACTAATATCTGTTACTGTGTCAGGATTTAATTCTTCTAACGCTTTTTTAACTAATCTTGCTTTTCTATTTTCAAAAATAATTGGAAGCTGTTCTGTCTCTGCAGGAAAACCCTCTGCAATAGGTTTTATAGTTTCACCTGCAGGAAAAGATTCTTTTGTATCTATTTTAACTTGTGGTTTTTCACCTGTTGTTAACGGAACATCTATTTGAGGTTCTGCAGGAAAACCTGTAGGCTTAGTCATCTCTCTAATCTTTTCTGCTTCTCTTTCCATTTCATCTGCATCAGGTGCAATGACTCCTGGTATGTTTAAACCAAACGTTAAAGCAGCAGCTTTAAATCTTGGGTCATTTAATATTTCTGGATTATCTTTTATATGATTAGTAACTCTGTCTCCTAAAATTTTAGCACCACCTGCTGTAGAAAGTCCAAACAATGTTGCAAGTCCATAAGATGCAGGGTAAGATAATAAAGGAGCAACAGCAGCACCAGCCACAAAATTTTGTCTCATCATGCCTCCATTTGCTGCAGGATTACGTTGACCAAACTCAAATATAGCTTGTGGTGTTTTCATTTCGGGTTGTTTAATTTCAGAACCATACTTCATGGTCCCTGGACCAAACTTTTTGTTAATCATGTCCATGACTGCGTCTGACTCTGCACTAGCAAAATACTTCTCACCTAAGTTAGGTGTTTCTACATCATCTAGTTGTCCGGTCACTGGGTTGTATAAATATTTCATTAAATTAATCCACCTTGAGCATTTCCTTTGCTACCTTCAGGAGGTTCAAAGTCCATAAGTTCAATTTGTTGTTTAAAATCTTTATCAATATAGTCTTGCAATATTTTTTGTTGTTCTTCTGGAGAAAGCGCAAGTATTTTTTCTACCTCTTCATCACTAACATTAAAATCTTTTTTAAATGTTTCTACATTTAATCTAAACTTTGGTTTTGATAATCCGTCAAGTGCCTCGCCGTAAAGATCCATCTGTTGTTTTTGATCTAGGTCATAAAACTCTTTACCAAATCTTTTTTCTGCTAAATCATCTGCAACAAGTTGTGCATCATATTTCCTATCCCCTGCAAATCCTGGTGAAGCATTGTCAATCGCTTCTTCCACGTCTGTCATTTTTTTAACTTTAACACCCTCTTGTGTCCCACCCATAATTGGTTTATTAGGGTCCAATAAGTTTTTTTCTAAGTCATAAACGTTAGAAGGCGCAGATTTTTGCTCATTAATTGTTTTTTGTAAATCTTTTGCTGCATTTTTTGATCTTTGTAAAATTCCTAGGTTATGATTTAAGTTTTGTTTCTGTAAACTGCTTAAATTGTAGTTACCTTCTCTTAAAAAATCAAAAGTTTTTTTCCAATTAGCTTCTTGGTCTGCAATTGACTCAGAAATTGATTTAAAATCAAAATTTTTAACAGATGTAGGGTCTGTAATCTTAGATCCGATCAAAGGAAAGTCGCCAACAGCTTTTCTAGTAAGTGGTTTTAAAATATTTTTTGATACAGCATCAATTCCACCCTTTGGAACATCTTTTCCAATAAGTTCGGCAATCTCTTCTTTAGATTTACCCATGTTTAGCAATAATCTTATAATTTCATCCATTAATAATATACCTTAGCCTTATGCTCTGTTGGTTCGTCTTCATAATCTTCAGGGTGTTGGACAAAGCCGCCTTGTCTGAATCGCATAACGGCCTGAGTCATACTATCGACTAAGTCATCATGATCGCCATGTGGAAATGCAGCGCATTCTTCTATGACTTCATCTGCAAAAT